CCCTCTTTATGCGGATTGGCGTAACGCGTTGGACGCTCGGGCAGAATTCCAACCGCCTCTTGCAAATCGGTTAAGGCATGGGCTAGGATGTCAGCCACGCGACGATGGACTCGATTCGCGGGACTCAACCTCTCCTTTGTCAGCCCGATATGATGGAGGGATTTTTCGTAAAAAAAGTGGATCAGCTCCATTAATTCGGCCTTATCGTTTTCCGCAATTTGACTGTTCACAACCCGCCCTTATTCACCAGCACTGTTTTCTCGGTCTCTTGCCCCAAATAGGTCGTGAACTGCGGACGGTCGATCAACTTTTTCATGCCAAGGCGATGAGCAATCACTGAAAGCGCCGTCTGATCGTGGCGGTGTCCATTCACGCGCGGGTCAGGCGATGCGTTGCCTGGGTTCCGCTGCGGGAAGCCTGGATTCTGATCAGCTCGCCCGATGTTGGTATGTGGCCCGGGGAACGTCAGTCGATCCGCCGCCATCTCGCACCACTGCTTGAGCAGCTCGCGAGACTCCGGCCGGTGGAAGTCCAAGCCGACACAGTAGGACGAAATCTCCTCGATCTCGAATGCTTCCTCCCGCGTCAGTCCCATCCGCAAGAGAGCGCGATCGGAACACCAGGAGCCGACGTCGAAGCCGTTTCGGCAGAAGTAATACCCGTACCGCGAGATATGTTCAGCCAGTGGGTTGATAGGCCGAATCGGATAGAACGCCGCATCCATCAAGATCCCGACGTCGGCGCCACTGTCCATCGCCGCCTTGAGTGCGAATGGCTTTGCGCAGTAACCGGTGTAGTCTCTACCGTCCTCGATCACCCCGGCGGGCGCACCTGGCGGAAGCGTGTTGATCCAAGACAGAATGTCGTAGCCGGGGCTGTTCTCGGCGAATTTCTGGATTAAGCGCGCGATGCCGCGCCCGTACCAACCGCCGATCCCGACAACCGCTATAACCGCGCCCGGCACTTAGGAAACCCTCGAAAAGTCGAAGTCTCGCGCGCGAGATTTCCGCACGTTTACCCAATCAATCGCGGGGTCCGGCTCATGGTCAGGTGGATCGAAGCTACCCTTCCAGCAGACGGCCATGCCGTTCGGCGTATCATAAACCCGCGCCTCGAAGCCGATGTCTAACAAATAATCCACGCCATCTCGGATCGGCTTCCCCCAGAAATCATGGAATACAATCACGCCCTGCTCATCTAGATGCGCCCATGCCATTGCCGCGTCACGCTGGGGGTAGGGAGCATCGTGGTTGCCGTCGATGCAGACTCCATCAAAAAGTTTTGAGGGCGGTTGGCTGTCAAAGAAATCTTGGGATGTTTCCGGAATGAGTTGCGTACAGAGCTTTGTCGGGTCTGAATCATAGACCCGGTAGGTATTCTCACGCATTCTTTCTGCAAAACCCGCGTCTTGATATCCAGGGTCAACCGCGAGCACGCGGCATCCCGCCACCGCCAAATGCGCAGAGGTCCAACCGAAGCGTGAGCCTATATCGACCCAGGTTCCGCCTACCTGCTTCCCGACCGCATAGAGAATCGCCACCTCATCGTGGGTCATGAAAGTGCAGTTCGGCTCAAAATCGCGATCGCTGATCGCATCGTGCCCCATCGACCAGTGGCGCGGCTCGCAGATCGTGCCGTGAAAGTGCGGCGCGAGATCGGGCGCGGTGAGGTTGGAATGGTAGATCATGCGGCGAGTGGTTCGCTTCCGGGAAATCCAGTGCGCTTGCGAGCGTCGAAAATAGCCAGCGCTTCCGGCCAATTCAACTTCGCTTCGGTCAGGTATGGCGGCCGCGGCTTGCCTTCACGGCTCCAGTGGTGGTGATAGTGCATCAGGTCCGGTCGATGCCAGAGAACGCCGAGTTTCTTCGCGACTTCGTGCAAATCTTCGTCAACGAAAAAGTGTCGATAGTCCTCGCACATCGGTCCATTGCCGGAGTAACTTCTTTCACACCACGAACGACCCATCCAGGGGGATTCGCAGACGCGCTCTGTGGCGGCAAGTCCTTCTGGATTGACCATCCAGCGATCGCCGGTTGCTTGCATCACCCCGAAGGTGCGATTGATAGCGCCAGAGAGCATAATCTTATGCGGGAAATTTTCTCCGCGCCGCTCCCAGTATTCAAAGAAGTGATCACTGCATTGCTTGGCAATCTCCTCCGGTATATGCTTCGGGTCCGGCGCGATATCATCTCCGCCGCTCACGATCCAATCCGCATCCGGGTCCGCCTTCAAGATCAGCCGCGCCAGATGATTCACCGACGCCGCGTACCCTCGGTACTCGCCGAACACCTCCAGATGGACGCCCGGCAAACTCTCGCTGCCTGCATCGCGGAACACGGCAACCTTGTAGCCACGCTCAAGCCAGAGCGGAATCGTCGACCACTCGGACGGTGCCTTAGCGGAGGGTATGGCTAGCCAGACGCTCATGCTTTGTCGCTCCCGAAATATCCAGGGAGACCTTCGCTGCTCACCGAGCCAATGAAGCCGCCCGCCTCGTCTTTATCGTTCGTATCAAAGTGAATCCGTGATCCGCATGTATCGCAAACAAACGTCTGCGTGTGTAGTAGCTTGTCCACTTCTTCATTGGTGGGCAATCCGGCGCGGTAGGAATCGAGATGGTAAACAAATCTCGGCATCCCCTTCTCGACTCCAAGCCAGCGGAGAAATCTATGCCATGGCGACCGATAGCAGGTGGAGTGAAATAACTGGGCCATTTATGCCGCCTCGATCTCGCTCAGCACTCTCATCGGGAAGCATTTCAACGCGCTACCCTCCGTCGCGTTGACGATCTCCACGCCCGCCGCCTTCAACGGTTCGACCAGCGCGCCGAACTGCGGAAGCATCCGCTTCTCAATCCCGTGCTGCACGATGGCCGGATCTACCCCATGCCCTTCGTGCCAGTGGGTTTTATTGCCGTCAGTTTTCATGTCGTAACCGAGAAGGATGATTCGCGAAGCGCCGAAATGAACCGCAAGATTGATCGCCTGATAGCCGGAATTAGCGCCGTGGCGAAGATACTCCGGTCGAAGATCAAGGCCAGTAGGACCGCCGTTGCGCAGGCGCTTTACCATCTCGTCGTGAATATCGCCGATGCTCGAGATGTACTTGCCACGGAACCCGGCTTTCACCGCATCGCCGTGAGTTTGCCACCACGCCGCGTCGCAGAAGTAGAGAACATCTGCGTCGGGGCGGATGGCCCAAGAATTATTGATGGCGATCGTCCGGCCAGGTAACGACCGGACATCGATGTTTGCCAGCGATGGTCCGCCCCCCAGAAGGTAGGCAGTTTCACCCGCCCATTCCCGAGGGACGGACCATACCGGTTGACGCATCGGCTTAGGTAATCGCGCCGCCGTTCAGCCAAACGTCGACGGTAGTCGCATTGGCCACGGGCGCCGAGATTGCGCGTCCGATCAAATAGGAGTTACCGGAATCGACAGCCGTGCACTTGCGTTGACTGTCATCCCAGTAAACCGCCGCGCCTTGAGTGAAGACGGCCGCGGCCAATTTCGTGAGGGTGAACACGCCCTTGGTTCGAAATTCGCCGTTGGCAGCGCTAGTGACGTTGCCACAGGCTACGCCGAAAATCTTTCCCACGAGCGCCCCCTGACCGCTGGTAACGGTATAGGGAGCCGCGAGCGTGAGAACTTCGCCGGACATAATGTAATTGGTCATTGTCGTGATTCTCCTTTGTTGATTTTCTGTCTCACGCCCCGATTAGGCGGTATTCTTTGCCAATCCGCGGTAGTCAATCGCGGCGGCCCCAAAGTCCAGACGGCATTTGATCTCGATTCCATCGACATCGAACCCGTTGCGACTTTCAATAAATGCGCCCTGCTGTCCTTCGAGGTAGCAGTACTCAATCGTGTCGATCACGCCGGGATCGGCGGCAGCATACCACGTGGTGGTGCTGTTCGCGTCCAGACGGGGCTCGATGACCGGAGTCAGCGAACGAATCCACTCAGGAACGACGTTTGTGAAAACCGCCGGCACGAGGGACATGGAGAGCAACTGCAGAAGCGCTTGCTCCAGGGCCGCCGGAGCCAAGATGAACTTCGGAGTGAGGTTCAAAATGGTGCCCTTGGGGCCGGTCTGTAGTCGGAACGCCGCGCGCATGGTAGCCATAGCGGCGTTGGCCAGCCCGTTCGTCAGGTTCAGGTTGCTGTGGGTAGCGTGGAACAGCGCCACGGAATCGGAAAGCGCTGCGTTGGCGGTGATGACGCCCCAAACGGTATCGCTTTCAAGATTGGCAGCCGCCTGGCCGAGGCCCTGCGGAACGCGGCTGAGCGCCTGCAGATCATCGTTGATGATGGTCTTGCGCGTGATGGCGATCACCTCGCCGTAGGTTGCCAGCGCGTAGGTCTCTTTCGAGTCCGTCAGGCTAGACCGGTGGAACTCGCCATGCTCATTGATGGCGGTGAGGGTCGGAACGTCCGAGAGCTGCACCCGGTTGATGTTCTTGAAATCGACGGCGGATACTTGACGGCAAAACTCGGTGAATGTCCGAGGCGCCGCCCCATAGCCCTGACGCAAGGATTTGTTGGCAACATCCGCGAGGATATTCGGGAAGTCGCTGGTGCCCATCATCCCGCCGCTGAAGTACTCGGCATAGCCATTTACCCCCTTTAGTGCGATGTTGGCGATCGTGTCGCGAGATAGGCCCCGGGTCTTTACGCCCGCTTGGTCGAGGCACTCGCGAGCCATATCGAATAGGGTCATACCAGCGAATTCGCGGCCGAGTTCGGCGACTTCCTTCGGGGCGTTGGGGTTGGCGCGGATAGTCAAGGCCGCTTCCATCTGCGCCTTGAACTTGTCGCGCTTGTCGGTGCCTGCTCCGACGCCGGTTGGTCCGGGGTTCGGTGCGTTGGGGTCGGTCGGAGCGGAAAGCTTCCTGAAGATTTCGCTGGTCACTTCATCCAGCGTCTTCTTTGAAGCAATCATCTCCAGGGCGAAGGCGTCCGGGAGTTTGGCGGCGGCGCAGCGCTCGCGAATGCTATTCGCGCGGGCCGTTTCGCGATTGGCGCCTTCGGCGCGGAGGGCTTCCTGATCGACGACCGGAGGAATTACGGCCGGTGCTGGCGGGTTGGGATCGGTGCGGCTGAGTGCCACGATATCGGCCTCATAGGTTTCCGCGTTGACCTTTTCGAGATCGAACTCTTCCTGTTCCGCCTTGGACAACTCGCGCTTTTCCGTGGTGGCCAGATCGTTCAAGTGCTTCATCCGCTCCACGGCCTTGGCTTTGAGTTGGCGAAGGCGCTCTATGGTTTTCATAGGTGATTCTCCCTTTAATGAAATGCCCGGCTGCCTTCGCAGGCGGGGTACTGCAAAGACTGTTAAACGTTGGCGATAGCGATGGACCGCTCGCGAGCGCGTTTGAGATATTCACTGACGACGGGCGGCTTGGCTTGACGCGCCAGCGTGGTTGTGTTGAAATCGGCCGGCAGCGGGGCCACGCTGATTTCGAACGGGCGCCATTTGGTGGCCAGCTTCACCAGTGGGTCGCCCTGTTTGCGGGCGAGATCCGTCGAATCCAGGATTTCCACGCCCATGCTGAACTTGGTGACGATCTTGTCCTTGATGTCCTGCCAGAGCCCATCGACGTCGGTACGCTTAGAAAACCGCAGCGTGCCCATATAGTTGGTGCCGTCCACCCAGGCCTTATCAACGCGCCCCATTTGATCGGCGGCGCACATAATCCAGTGGTTATCGGCAACCGGCGCGCCGTTATTAAGCAGCGAGAGATCAACGCCCTTGGGGTCGAAGCGGCGAAGGTACTCTTCGTCGTTCCGCCAGTCATAGCGGGCAACGTCAATACCCGTGAACCAGACCACGTCGACGGTGCGGGCGGCGTCATCCATTGTTTCCGGGGTGATCTGGGCGGCCAGAGCGTCGCGCCCGGATTCGAAATACTGGCGGAGCTTGTCGGTGTTTTCGGTTTTCATTTAATTCCCCTTCGCTGGAATTGGTAGATCCGTTTGGGCAGGATCTCTCTGCGCTTGACCGGCACGTCCGATCCGCCGCGGATCGCAGTCGAGTACCACGCCAACCTTGTCGAACTCGGAATTGGATTCCGCGATTTGCTTCAACTGCTTTCGCGCGTCAAGCCCTTGCCGCTGGACAGCTTGCGGCCAAGTCATGGTGCCCAGCCGGATTTCCTTTTCGTCTGCTTCCGCTTCAGCGAGACGGTCCAGCAGATCAAACTTGGGTGGACCCCATTCGACCGCATAACTGGTATTTGCCGGAACGATGCCAGTGATTTTGCAGGCATCCACGAATCGGCGCCAGACCGGCGTGCAAATGAACGGCACCAGAACGTTCCACTGAAAGACTTCGATCAGATCCTTGAAGTCGATCAACCCCAGCCGGGAAGAGGAATAGTTGGTTACAGAGAAGTCTCCCACCAGAAGCTCATAGGGGAGGCCTATAGCAGCAGCAATTACGCGTTGCCGGGTTCGCATATACTCGGCATACCCACCGGAGGACTTCGGCTCCGCAATGGTTACGGTGGACCCGAACGGTACGCGCGTGAACATGCCGGGCCGAAATTCTTCAATGACCCTACCGTCGTCATCCGTGGTCTGTGTTCCAAGTTTTGGATTGGCGCCATCAGCCTCCGGCCCAGTCCAAAATCCTGCGAGGCACGCCTCCATCCGCTTCCTGACTTGTTCGGCGTTTTCGTAGCCATTCAGGTCCCACATCGCCAACATGGCCGGGGCAAACCAGGAAATACCGCGCACCTGGCCGGCGCGATCCTTGCGGAATCCGCGCTCGATCCCTTCAAGTGGGTTGCCGGTCTTTGTCGGGACGCGATACGGCGTGAATAGCGGCTGCGCAAGGGCTTGCGTATTGATCGCCGCACCCGGATGGCTGGGGAACATCCAGCATGCGACCTCGCGGCCCAGTAAGTCGAACTCGACGCCCTGGATGATATAGCCACCCTGTAGCGGCATCGTTTTCGTGTGATCAATGAAATCCGGCTCAAGTAGCTGCACCTGAAGCGGAATGGTCAGGCCATCTTCCAAACGCCGCGGGCGGAAGCGCAACACGGCTTCGCCGCCTTCGACGATTGAGCGCGCCGCGGTATCCTGCATCCCGGTATAGCCGCCACCGTCCGCATTCATTTCGTCGGCCCACTCGGCAAAGTTCTCATCCAGGATGGAATTGATAGCCGGGCTGTCTGTCAACGCGCGCGGCATGATGCCGGTTCCGATGGCCTTGGTTGCGATTTCCCGGACGGCTTTGGCGCCGAGCGGATTGTTGCGGACCAAGTCCCGGCCGCCGTCCCGCAAGCGGGCTAGCGAAATGTTCTCGGAGTTCGCATCCGTGGAAGGCCGGAACCAGCCCTCCGAGCGGCGTCCGCGTTTGGCCCCCTCGTAAGCGAACTGCTCGATATGCGAGCTGGCGGCGCGGGCGCGCAATCGACGCAGCCCCGCTTCCGGCGAGATCGCAGCTATCGCTTTATCGAGAAGGTTCATTTAATCGTCGCTGAAGCTCGCGTAGGAAACTCGCGCCGTACTGCTGGCAACTTGCGCCTTGCTGATCTCGGCGTCGATCACAGCCAGCGCATCTTTCGTTTCGCTGTACTGGACCGAGCGTTCGCCGAATTGCGCGCGCTGCACGCCAGCCCGGCTGAGGATCTCATCGCGTTTCGTTTGAAGTTGTTCTAATGTCATCTGCCAAACCAATTCGATGTATCGCCAAACCAGCTATCTTCGGAGGCGCGAGCCGCCGGCCGGGCAACCGGCCCCGGGGTAGTGGCGGCTTGCGTTACCGGAACTGACTTGCGCATCGTCTCGTTCACGATCTGGTTTTCCATGTCGACCCAGTTCGCTTCCCGGAAGCGGTCGAGCCCTACAACGTAAGCCGCGGCGCGCGCGTAAACCCGGCAGTCGAGAGCTTCGTTGCGCTCCCGCGTCTTCTGCCATTCCAATTTGGTGTAGTTTTGCTTGTTTTTCCGGGCTACGAGCCGTTCGGCCGTCAGTTGCTTGAAGAATTCAGCGTCGTACTTCGGAAAGTGGCAATAACCGGGAGGGAAGATTGCCGGCGGATCTGCGTTCAATTCTTCATTTGTGGGAGCGTCTAGCGAAAGCCACCCATACAGTTCCGATTTCAATAGACCGGTGCTCACCGGCCATAGTTTTAAGCCATTGGAAATCTTCCGACCCCGTACCGTGACGTCGACCAGGGAAGGGAAAGCGACCGGCACCGAGCCACCCGGGCGACCGTCGACTGCTATCGCTCGATCTCCGGTTCCGCGGACCCAAAAGTAAACGTCACCGGTGGCGTATCCCGAATCGCACGCCAGTTTCGCGATCGGCATCTGCAGCCCGGCCACGTGCGGAAAAGTTTCATTCAGTAGCTCGTCGAGCTTTCCCCAGACTGCCGGCTGAGTAGGATTGCCCTCGATGACCCGGTAGTCAATTGACCAAGATTCCTTGCCGCGGCCCCAAGCCACGATTTCTACCTGCAGGTAGGTTTTCTGAACATCGACGCCCGCCGTGAGGAAGAGCCCGCCGGCTGGAACGGTTCCGCGTTCGTAGCGCTCCATCGCGGCCCTCAGGTAGAGGCGTTCATCGTCTGGAGCTTCGCCCTTTTCCTGCCATGTCTCCCCGAGGACAGTATTTACGAAAGCCTTCAGCCGGCTCGGGTCCCGGTGTGCCGCTTCGAACATCTCCGCGGCTTCGCCCCAGGAAAACCATCCGACCGGGGAATACAGGCTCGAGAGATGAAACGATCGGTGCGAATTCTTAAGTTCCGGACGCTCCGCAACCCACTCGCCAGCCGCCAGCATCGCCGTCTTGTGATATTCCGGAATCGGTTGATCGCAGGCCTCGCAAATATATTTGGCCTGGAGGGGTAGTCCGGCGGGCCATTTCAAGAGGCCAAATTTTAGCGACTGAAGAACCCCGCAGTGCGGACACGGGACGTGGTACCTTTCGCCGCTGCCGGCCTCGAATCCGGATTCAATGCGGCTGTGACCCTTTATCTTTGGCGTTGAAACGCGATAAATCTTCCGGCGGGGAAAGGTTCTCGCTCTGGCTACCGCCAGGCTGACCGGATCACCCTCTCCGTCGACGTCCTCATCGTAAGCATCAACCTCATCCAGGAAAACATACCGGGCTGGCATCGACCGGAGCCCCACTCCGGAATTCGCCCCGGTCATCACCAGGACGCCGCCGGGGAACTCTTTCGTCAGGATGGTGTTTCCGGCGTCTCTCGATCGCCGATCCCTGACCTTTTCCCGGAGGACGTCGCTCTCTTCGATCAGTGGATCGATTCGCTGCTTCGAATTGCGCTTGGCGGTCTCGACCGTCGGCTGGACCGCCAGCATCGGGCCAGGCGCCTGATCTATGACGTACCCAATCCAATTATTCCCGGCTTCCGTCCCGCCAACCTGGGCGCCCTTGCAAAAATCGACAGTCTCCACCGGGGACGACGGCGACAGCGAGTCCATAATCTCGCGAAGGTACGGGGTGCGATCCGTTCGCCACTGCCCGTGCTCAGCCGCCGCCCGCTGGGGGAGTTTCCGGTGTTTGTCCGCCCACTCCGACACCAGGAGCAGTGGATCCGGCATCAATCCCTGAGCGTACGAGGTCAGATAACTCGGTTGAGGTTGTTCCAAGTGCTTTGCGGATCTCTACCGTGAGCGCGTTATGCAGTTTCACGGGGTCTGACTCGGCGGCGAGAATGGCGGCCGTCCGATCCGGAATCGCCAGCATCGCGTCGCGAACCGAGCGCGCCGTCGAGAAGGCCTGCTCATTAACTTCGGCCAGGCTGACCAGTTCGCCGCGGCGCTCAGCCAGCTCTAGCTCGCGGAGATCGGCAAGGGCCCGTTCTTTTCTGGCCTGCGCATCTTCAATCTTTTCGAGCGCTTCGATCGATGCTCCGGCATCGATGGACCCGTCCGCGGCATGCTTCAAATGCGGGTTTTTGGAGACTGCCTGCTGTGAAATCCCCGCCGCCCTGGCGATCGACGAGGCGCTGATTTTCCTCGGGCGACCCACAACTTACTTTTGGGCTCTGGCGCTAGCGAAACGGCGCAATGGATCACCCGTCCCCGGTGGGTTCAAAGGAAGGACCCCGGAATTTTCTATCGTGCTCAAATGCCCAGCCTTTTGCCGCGCAGAGTGCCCGTTACGCCTGTTCCGGTGGTACACGACCAACTCACGCCGCCCGGTGCGTAGCGAGCCTGGAAATTGATCACGTAGATGGTGTGCGCGGGGAGCGACACGTGAGGGATGATGATTTTCGGCGTCCCTTGCTTGTCGTACACCGCGCAAGTATCCGTACTGCCGGTATCGTTGGCAAGGGTGATCTCCGTGACCCATAGGTCCTTTGCGATGACCGTTGTGTCGGTCGACGGCATGTCGCCCGGCAAGGTCTCATAGACGAACACGCTGGCGGGTGCGTTTTCGAATAGTGGGCCTTGTACCGCGGTTGATCGAGCAACCACCGCCAGAAGCAGCAACCCCGCCGCGATACAGACCGGTCGTGAAAAGTCTCGCATGTTAGCCTCCTACGCGCTGAGCAGAGCCTTTATTTGCAGCCGGGCGTCCGCAGCATTGGTGGCGTAAATCCCAGCCGTGATATCCGCGCTGATGAAGCATTTCACCAACCCTGGGCCAGTGGTAAGGGTGTCCTGCACCAGAGTCCAGACATACACTTTGTTGGCTTTCAAAACGATGTGATCGGTTGGGCTGCCCCCGCTCACGTCGTTCGTATAGATGTCGATGTCGACGCTGGACTTCATCGTCATCGATATAAGCTGGGATCTCTTCAGATTCCAAACGTAGTGCGTGTT